CGCGGCCTTGGATACGGCGCACGGCTGGTCAGCGAACTGGCGGGCCTTCCACTCCGGTATCGTCCAACTGAGGACAACCCCCACAAGAACGGCGGTGAAGCCGGCCAGAAAGACCGCTGCGAATCCCATAGCAAACCTCACGCCGCACCCGCCGGCGATTGGAGCCGGGCGACCTTCGCCTCGACATAGGCTGCGAGCGCCGCCTCGGCGGCTTCAAGGTCCGCCAGGACGGGAGACGCGCCCTTGGTCCAGCGGAAAAGCGTGGTCCGCGACACGCCGGCGAAGGCCGCGAAGTCGACAAGAGAGAGACCCGCCTCCCGCCGCCGCTCGTCAAGCGCCTTAACGCGGGGGTGCAACTCGATGTCCATGTGTTCCGATCCTGGATTTAATTTGTTCCGAGATTGAAATTACCTATTGCCTAATTCGGGTCAACGGCTAAATTCATTTTCACAAGAGGCCGCCATGAGAACGGCCCTGGCAACCAAACCGGAGACTGAGATTATGGCTATCGCCCGCACCATCACTGTCCACGTTCCCGCCATCGAGAAAAAGCTTCCCCGCGTGTACGCCGTCACTTGGCTTTGCAACGCGGCCGGTAAGCCCGTCACGGCGCTGGATCAATTGATTCCCGACGCCAAGGGCTATCTCGGCTTCACGGCGGCCGACCTTTTCAACTGCGACGACGAGGCTCTCGCCAGGGCGGCGGAACTCGAGGAGGCCGGCGCGCTGTTCGTGTCCTGCTTGGACGATCGCGGGGAGTCGATGCTGTGAGCGCCGAGCCGCTCCCCACCCCGCCGCGGCGGATCTACATTTCCGAGAACGAATTCGCGAAGCTGATCAGGCTGAGCGGCGACCATGGCCACTTGGCGACGCAGTTTGGACCCTCCGGCGTTTGGCTCACGCGATCGCTCGAGGGTCTGGTCGAGTCGGCTTGGGTCCTGAAATACTTGCGCGAGTGGCGCGGGATCACAGTCGACCAGGGCGCGGGCATATGACTCCCCTCGCCCAGAACATCGCCCGCACGCGCGCCGAGGCGGCCGCCCAGCGGGTGAAGGCCGCCGAGATCCGCCAGCGGGCCTTGTGGTGGCTCCCGTGCTTCCGCGCCATCCTCCGGGCCGACGCCGCCGCCCTGGACACGGGCGCGGACGAGCTCGAGCGGGAAGCCGACGCTTGGCAGGTGCTGAGCGATGATATTGACCGCCGGAGTTTCCGGCCTTTCCCAACCCGAGGCGCCGACCATGCATGACGACCGCAAGACGCTCCAGGAGCGCTATAACCGCCTGCCCTTCTGGCTGCGGGCGCTGATCGAACTCGTCGTCATCTTCGCGGCGCTCTGCACGGCCGGGGCGGTCGTCGGGGTGTTTGGGATGGCGGCGACGTGAGCGAGTCGACTCTCCCGCCAGGCCTGCCGACGGCGCCTAACGTCGAGCCGTGCATCATGTGCCGCCACCTGGACCCGGAGATCCTGCCGACCGGCCTAGCCTATTGCTGGCGCTGGTACATCTGGCGGCGGCCTGCCGAGGTCGTCGTCGATTGCAGCGGCTACCAAGACGCCGATGGCCGCGAGCCGCCGGGGAAACTTCGATTTGAAAAGCCGAGGAGGGCTTAAACAATGACCACGATTGCGAATATGAACATTATGAACACTGAGGACACGGAACGGTCGACGCAGATCGCCGTGAAGTTTCTCGCCGATATGGCCAAGTCCGAAGGAATCCAGGACCAGGCCGCACCTGGACCGGCCTTCGCGATCGGCGCCAGCGCTGGACAACTGCTCTTCGTCGCGAACGCGCGCAGCTGGCCGAAGGATGAGGCGTCGCAGCTGGGTTTTGTCGCCGGGATGGCGTCCGGGTTCGTGTCGTGCCTCTTCCAGGCCATCGGCCCGGCCTCCGCCGACGTGCTCGGCGCAGCGCTCGAGGCGGGTCTGAGCGATGGCCTCGAGCGCTGCACGACGCTTTATGGTGCGCCCGGCCACAAGGGGGCCTGCTGACCATGGCGCAGCACTACTACATGACCCCCGAAGATCAGGCCGCCAACGTGGCCAGCGCCAAGGAACTCTTGGAGGTCGTCGCGGCGCGAGAGGTGGCCCGCGGCATCCGCCCCCAGGGAGAGGAGTTTGACCGCGTGTCGAACCTGCAAAGCGCCATCACGGCGACGATGGTCGCGGCGCTCGAAGGCGGCCTCCCGCCGGCCGGTATGGTTCACGCGATCGGGTTTTCGATCGGGACCTATTTCGCGCAGTGCGACTGCGTTGACGAGGGCCTCGAGGCCCTGGGCAGGGCCATGATGCGGGGCGTTCAAGCGTGCGGCCCCATGATGGCCGAGCCGGCGGGCCGGGCATGAAGCTGCGCCCCCTCTCCCTCACCCCCGAAGCCCGTCGCGCGCTCGAGCTCTTGCCCGACGCCTGGCGGATGATGCCGACCGGGTTCCGCGTCGGGGCCGGCCTGCTCGACATGAAGCGGCTCGCCCTCGTCGAGACGAAGCGCGACCGCCCGTTCCCGAAGGCGCCTCACCGCGTCTATGTCCGCCGCACCGCCAAGGGCCGGGAGGCCGTCGGCTTGGAGAACCCCTCCCATGACCAATAACCAGGGCGGTCAGCCCAACCCCGCGAGCCAGGATCATTATGCCGACGCCGGGGACATGATCGCGAGCCAGGGTGAGCGGGAAGCCGTGGCGCGGGAAACGCTCGACTACCTAGAGAAGGAAGCGCGCACCGAACTTGACGACCACAACGAGTGGCTGATCGAGAACGACGAGCAGCCCGACCCCGGCCCCGACGAGGTAGGCGTGCATCCAGAAACGCTGCTCAAGCTGGTCGCCCTCGCCCGCCATCCCGCAACCCCGGCTGGCCAAGGGGAGGCGGTGGAGGTTTCGCGCCTCAAGACGCTACTCGACGGGCGAGACGCTTTCATCGTCAACGCTGGCCTATGGTCAGATTTCGTCGACCAGCTTGATGACCCACCCAAGCCCTCCGAGGCCCAGGCCGTGGGGGAGATCAGCGAGGATATGGTTGAGCGATGCGCTCATGAGGCGTGGCGCGAATACCGTAGGTTCTACGGCGAATGCTTTTCTCCCGATGACCCAGGTTTCGACCCCGAACACGACGACTTGGCCGATGATACGTGGCCGGAAACACGACTGTTTCCGTCGGCCGATGCGTTCCGGGCCTGCGCGCGGGCATGCATCGTCGAGTCGCGGCGGGAGCCCGCGCCTTGAGCGCCCTTGTCCGCTGGATCTCCGAGCCGGGACTATATCCAGACCTCGACGCCGGCCGCTACTTCCAGGACCCGGCGCCTATGCCGTCGGTTTCGCAATCCTGGATCAAGCGGGAAGCCGAGTCGTCGCCCTACCACGCCGCCAACGATCACCCCCGGCTGAACCCCTACGGGACGCGGCGCGGGTCCAAGGCTGCTCACCTGTTCCTGGGCGACGCCGTCCACCGCCTGGCCCTGGGCAAGGGGCGGGAAATCTCGATCGTCCGCTATCCCGACTATCGCAGCGAGGCGGCGCGAAACGATCGAGACGCGGCGATCGCCAACGGCCGAATTCCGATCCTGCAAAAGGTTCAGGTCCAGGCTATGGACATGGCCGAACTGGTCAAGGCCAAGATCGAGGAGACGCTCGAGGGCGAGCCGTACGAAACCGAGGTCCCGATCTTCTGGAAAGAGGAGGTCACGCTCTCAAGCGGCCAGGTCGTCACGGTCTGGTGTCGCGGAATGCTCGACGTCTGGTGCGCGTCAAAGGCTCGGATCCTGGACGTCAAGACGATGGCCGGCCTGGCCACCGAGGACGGGATCGCAAAGGCCATCGAGAACAACGATTACGCGATCCAGGCCCGGTTCTATCCCCGCGGCGTCGAGGCGATCTTGCCGGAGCTCGCCGGCCGGGTGCGGTTCGATTTCCTGTGGATCGAGACGGCCGAGCCCTACGGCCACCGGGCCGCGCCCCTGGACGGGTCAACGCGCCACACTGGCGACCTCATGGTCGACATGGGCCTTATGGCCTTCGCCGAGGGCATGACGTCGGGCGTATGGCCAGCCTATCCGCAAGACGGCGCCCCGATCGGCGTCCGTTCCTTCTACCATCAACGCATTGAGGCCCGCGCGGCCGCGAAAGGTTTTCAGCTATGAGTCGCAAGTTTGAAGCGGTCCCTGCCGTCCGAGAGCAAACGCCGATTTTGTTTGGCCTGACCGGCGCATCAGGCGGGGGAAAGACCTATTCGGCAATCCGCGCGGCTATCGGGATTTGTGAGGTCCTCGGCGGAATGCCGTTCGTCGTCGACACCGATAACAGGCGGGCGCTCCAATACGCCGACGCCTTCCGGAAGGCCGACGGCTCGCCGGGGTTTATCCATGTCCCGTTCAGTCCGCCTCATGGGTCGCTGGACTATGTCGACGCCATCCGGTTTTGCGTTGCCGACGAGCGGTGCGGCTGCATGGTCATTGACACCCTCTCGCACGAACATAACGGCCAAGGCGGGATGCTCGATTATCAGGAAAAAGAGCACGCCAGGATGGGCGGATCCGAAGGGACGAAAATGCTCGCCTGGGCCAAGCCCAAGGCCGCCCGGAACGCGCTCCTTATCGAGATCCAGCGCCTCAACAAACCGGCGATCTTCACGTTCCGCGCCAAGGAAGGCGCCAAGCCGGTCAAGGTCCCCAACGGCAACGGCGGAACGAAAACCGAGGTTATCCAGACCGGCTTTGTTCCGATCGGCGGCGACGAATTCGTCTACGAAATGACGCTCAACGCCCTGTTACCCCCGGCGTCGGGGGGGGTTCCGGAGTGGAATCCGTCCGAGGCCGGCGAACGGAAGATGACGAAGCTTCCGATTCAATTCGAGAGCCTGAGGAAATCAAAAGCGCCGATCGACGAGGAACTCGGCCGCAACCTCGCCAAATGGGCCAGGGGCGGCGTAAAGCGGCCCGCCGCTCCTCCGCCGCCTGAAACCGACCTCCCGCCCCCTGACGAGCCGGAAACCGGGCAAGGCGGCCGGGAGCCGGAAGGAATCCGGGCCGCAACGCCGGCAGAGATCGCGTCGGCAAAGGCGGCCCAGGACGGCGCGGCGGCGGCGCATGCCCCCAAGCCCGACTCCCGTGAGGAGCGCCTCGCCGAACGTGGGTTCTCCGGTGAGGGCCTGGCCCCGGCCGGCGACGACTTCCCCGGTGATCGCCCCCAGGCCTCGGCCGCTGGCGGCGAGACGGCGGCCGACCGCCCTGCATCGCCTGCGGCCGAGAGCGCGACAGCCTCGAATGCTACTGCGACGAATGCCGAGAACAAGCCCACGCCCTCGGCGCCCGGATCTGACTTCGGCTTCGGGGACCTGGCCCACGCCCTGGCCGAGGCCAAGGAATGGGCCGACCTGGTCGCCGCCCTGCAGTCGCTCACCAAGGGAGAAGCGTGGAAGGCGGCCGAGCCAGCCATGCAGGCGCGGGCGCGGGCCGCTGTGTTCACGCGCCTTAAGGAGCTCATGAAAGACGGGCTCCGCATGGACTTCACGGACGATGCGCACGCCTTCCGCTGCTACATCGAGTTCGAAACGGACGGCCCGACGCTGCGAGGAAACTTCGGCGCCTTCAAGCTGTCGCCGTCCTTTAAGCGCTTGCCGCCGGCCGCGCAGGCCGCGTTCGAAAAAGCCGTCACCGGCCGCCTGGCCATCATCGAGCCCGCCGATGGCGCGGCCGCTATCGAGGGGGATTTCAATTGACCAGGGCCGAACGTCGCAAGGGGGAGTCGCTCGATCGGCTCCTCGACGCCTTCACGGACGATGCATCGCGAAAGCTACATGCGGCCGTCGTGACGATCGTGGAAGCCAGGCCGGCGGGGGTTGATGCCCTCGAGGCCGCCACAGGCGCGGCTGGGGCGCTGCTGTCGGTTCTGGTGCATGCCGTCGGGGCGATCATCCCGGCGGCGGCTGGGGAGGCCGTCGAAGATCACGCCGCCCGGGTTGTCGGTTTCATCGTCGACGGCCTGGCCGAATCCGCGCCGATCTTCCTCGGCGCCGACCCTCATGGGGACAACGCGCTATGACTTTCACCCCGAACTTGATTCCCGTCATGGACGACCCGCTCGGCAAGCACTGGAATCAACCCAGCGACGTGCGGTTCGCGCCGATGGATGAGACGCACGTCATTTTGACCCCGCACCAAACCCGCCAACTCGCGCACTACAACTCGTCGCTGCCCTCCGGAGTCTACCCGGGGAAGGTCTGGGGAAGGAAAGAGCCGGGGCGCTACCTGCTCGCCTGGTACGGCCCCGAAACGCCCGACCACAAATGCCCGATCATGTTCCGGGAAATCTTGGAGGTCGCGCCTTGAGCCCCGCCGACGCCGTACGCCTTGGCGAGGCGCTCGAGGGCATGCGCGCGGCCCTGGAGAGGCTGGCCGCCGTCCGTGAGGAGCACGGGCCGCCGCTGCGCGAGATCATCGTCTCGTCGATCCTGCCGTCTGGCCTGCGGTTCGCCTCTGAGCCCGGCTCGGCGGTCGAGCTCTCGTTCATGACTATTTCGCCGACCGAATGGGAGGGGGTGCAGACGGCCAGCCGGCGGAACGAGGCCTATGTCTCCGCCGCCGCCCTGGGCGCCGCCCCGGTCAGTTTCCAGGGCGTGCCGGTGTTCGACATGGACAAGGCCGACGCGGGAAAGTCCGGGGTGGCCGCCGCCGCGCGGGCCGAGGCGATCCGCTACGCCATAGCCGATCGGCTGGCGCGCGGCCTCTCCCTGTAGCATATCGAAAACCCGCATTTCGCGGGATAGGAGTCGACCATGAGAGAAAGAATTCAACTCGGCGTAACGCTGATCGAGACGGCCTTACACGGGGCCGAGCTCATCGCGCAAACGATCCCCGACCCGGCGGTCAGGGAAGACTGCATGCGCGCGCTGGCCAAGATCCACAAGACGGCCGACGAGGCCCTCGCGGCCCTGCGAACCCACTGCCCGGCCCAAACCGAGGGCGTGACCCTGCGTTCGGGCGGCACGGGAAAGAACGAGCCCCCGCCGCCCCCGCCCGGCGGCTAAGCCATGGAGCCGAGCGCGATCATATCGCTCCTGGTCGCGGTCATCGTCGCGGGGGCGTCTCTCGCGTCCCCGCGACGGTCAGTCATTTACCTGGCCTGGTGGAATCTTTTCAGCTGCGTCATTTGCAATGGACTGCAGCTGAAATTCCCGGCCGTCATGGGCCTTGACCCTCTTGCTCTGCTCGATGCCGTCGGACTCGCTTCGGCGCTGATCTTGACCACCGGAGACCCGCCGCGGCGCTGGCTCTGGGTCGTTGCCGCGGCCTTCCTGGTGCAGCTCGTCGGCCATGGCGTCTACGCGCTCGGCCTGGTCTCGACGCTCAACTATCGCCGCGTCTTGAACGTGTTCTTTTTCGTCCAGGAGGCCGCAATCCTGTTGGCGATCTTCTCTGCGACCGCCCAAGGAAAAGGCCCCGGACTTGCGCCCGAGGCCCCACCTCGTCGTCGTTCCGCCAGGCTCTAGCGGCGGGCCCACAGAACCCCGGCAATAGCCGGCTGAAACACGTTGTCATTGCAGGCGGAATTCGGGTGAGTCCCGTCGCCGCCCGCCATACAGCGCGGGGTCCAAACTCCCCCGTTCTGAGTAAGCCCGTTGTCGTTTGCCGGGTAGCTTATCGACGTGCTCGCCGTCGTTTGAGAGGCGCTGACCGTGTAGGTTCCGGTTCCGCCGGCCCCCGTCCCGAGGGCGGTGATATAGGTCCCCGCGGTGACATTCGTTCCGGTCAATACGTCGCCGACGTTGATCACGGTCGATGCATTGGCCAGGGCCGTTACCGTCAAAGTCGTGGTCGCAATCGAGCCCGTAAAGGATCCGGCCGGTTTCGTTTCGACCAAAGCCGCCGCATCCACAACGCCGGAACTCGTCGCAATGGCCGTGGTGCGAAGGGTGGTATTGAACGAAACCCTCTCGACGTTTGAGGTCGAGGCGCCGGAGATCGATTGCGCCGCCGCATCCCGGAAACCGTTCGTCGACAATGACTGCGGGGTGACGGTGAGATCGAACACGTTGATCCCGGTCAGTAGGCCCCGGAGCGTAGCGCGGTCGGTCAGGACGTTAGCGGCCGTGCGGCTGTTGGCGAAATCGTTGACGCCAAGGTTTATAAATGCCGTCTTGGCGCCGCCCATCTGGATCAGCGAAAGGCGGCGGGTGAAGTTGGCTGCGGCATATTGCGCGCGATCGCCGGGGACGCCGTAATTCAGTTGTGGACCAAACTGCGCCACGGCCCGGCCGACCTCGCCCCGCCCGCCGTTCGAACTGAGGACCGAGTCGTTGACACCCGCAAAAATGCTGTCCCCGACCAGCGCGTAGACCGTGCGGTCAGTTAGGCCCATGACGAGCTGGGGAATGACCGCCTGGGTTAGGGAGCTGCCCAGAACAGTCGACGTTTCCGTATAATCCTGCGTCGTGTTGACGAGGTACTCGTCCCCGCCGGCGCGGTCGGCCACGTTGGACCAGACGGCGGAAACCACCTGACCGCCGGAGAGGTATTGGTCATCACCGGCCAGGCGGAAACGGGCGAAAGCCGGAATGATCGTCGGAAGGGTGGTCAGGTCGGTGCAGCCGACGGCGTTGTCGGCGATGACACCACTGTTCGAACCCGACCACTTGAGAACGGTATAGGTGCCGACGGGATATTCGACCGTGATCTTGCTCGTCAGGGCCCCGCCTGCGCCCGTCTCGACGCCGCTAACGCCGCCGGCCGACCCGTTGGTGTAGCCGTTCCACCGGCAGACCTTAACGGCCGACAGGGGCGCATAGCTCATTTGCCACGTCCGCCAGCCCTGGCGGGTGGCCGACCCCGATTTCGTGTTGTTGATGGCGGTTCGGTTCGTGACCTGGCGGACGCTCGCCGGGGCGCGGATCCGGGGGTCGACAACCTGGATGGGAGCGCTAGGCGGGATCGCCGGCGCTTGGGCCAGGGCAGGGGCCGCAAACGCGGTCCAGGCCAGGGCGGCGGCTGCGAGAAATTTCATAGGTCAGTTTCCAGTCACGGCGACGACGTCGGTCGCGTTGGTGCAGATGATGAAAACGGCGGACGTGTTGGTCACGCCGTAGCTGATTTTTTCGCCGGGAACCAAAGGATACCCGGTCGAGACCGTGACGCCCGACGGGCCGACGTAGACCGTCCCGGTGTTCGTCGACAGCGACGATAGGACCACGCCGTTGACCAGCGCGTGCGCGGTCAGGGCCGCGGCCGTCACGGCGCAAGTCTTCTGCGCCGAATAGATGGTCGTCGGGTTGAGGGGTCGCCCGCCCGGTAGCGGGTTCCCGTCGGAGCCGAGCACTTGGACTCCCTGCCCGAACGACAGTTGCCCGTCGGCCCGCTTGTATCGGGGAACGGCGGTGTCCTGTGCCGCGGCCAGGATGGGGGCGGAAAGCGCCAGAAGGGCCAGCGCGGCCCCGAGCATGGCGGCGGGCCGTAGTGAGCGGAGCATGGCTTTAGACCTCTTGGCGGGCCGCCAGGGCGCGGCGTTCGATCAATGCCACAAGAGGCGATAGGCGGAAAGAACGTCAATCCGGCGCGGGCGTGAACCATCGGCGCCAGAATGGCAAGGCGCGCCGCTCGCGCGCCGCCTCCTGCTGGTCCTGGAAATCGTGCTCGAGCGCAGCAGTCTGGGCGAGCAGGGAGCGTTTGCCCTCGCACTCGGCGACGTCCAAGCCTCGAGCCCGGTCCCGGCTCTCAAGGCCGCTGATCGTCGGGGCGAGGTTCGTCGTCACGGTGCAGGGTTGCAACGCCCAGGCCGGAGCTACCAGGCGCACCGGCGAGGCCACGGTCGGGACACGCGACGGCCCGGCCGCACAAGCTGTCATCGCCAACGCGAATGCGCTCGAGCACGCTAGGGGGCAGAGCGTCGCTCGCGGCTGGATCCTGGCGGGCTTGATCGTCGAGAGCATTGGCGGCGCTCCTCATGGCTGCGGCGGAAGACTGCAAGGCGGACGCGGCGTCGCCGAGCTGTTGGGTTCCCTGGACCTCGAGGCCCCGGCCGACGGCGTCGTCGGTGGCATGCTCTCGGCCGGCCTCGGCGTTGGCGGTGCGGCCTTTCCAGTAGGACACGAACGGGCCGCCGAGGAAGAACGCCCCCGTCAAGGCGATGGCCAGGACCACCAGGCCCAGGACGAGGGCGCGGCTCATGGGAAAAGCTCGAAATGCGGGCCGTCTGGGAACGACGGCTTTCCGGCGGCGCGTTTGCGGGCGCCGTAGGCGTCGACGAGGGCTTTCATGGACGCCGGAGTCGGGTTCTCGAGGCCCCTGATCTGGATCCACGCGCCGCCCCACCGAATCCCAAGGCCCAGGTCTGTCGAGGCGATCGAGGCGGCGGCGGCGATCTCATAGATCGGCGGCCACTCCCAGCGCTTCTTTCCGTTGATGACCGGGACGAGGTCGACCGCATGGCCAAATCCGTCGTCCTGGACTCGGTGCTTGGACTCCATCGTCTGCGACACGCCCGTCCGCACGTATTCCTTCTGCTCGGCCAGGGTGCGCAAGCCATCGTGAACGGCGAAGTCGACGAGCGAGATCGTCAGGGTCCGCTGCGCGAACTCGATGAGGAGGGGATGCACGCCCCGGAGCTCGCCCAGGCTGGCGGTTCCGAAAATGTGGTGCGCGCTCACTTCGATACGACCGCGATCGAGTTGTCGAGGGCGTTCGCCATGGTGACGGCCCGACGATGCTTTCGCGCGTTGGAGACGTAGGACCAAAGCAAGGGTCCGACCACCAAGACAAGACCGACGGCCGGGTCGACCAGGCTGGAGTCGACAACGCCCTTGGCGGCCATGGCTCCGCCCACTGCGAGGGCAAACGCTCGAATGGTCGACTCAACCTGAGTCGTGGCGACCGACGCGGGGACAACGATCGGGTTTTCCGGGGGATCAGGTTCGATTTGCGACATGGCGCTCGGCCTCATGCTGTTGAAGCCGCGAAGATGCGCTCGCCAGGCTTGACCGTCAAACCTGGTCGGCGCGTACCGGGTGCAGGGCGTCGGCCGCCGGAGCCCAAACCGACCCGCTCTTTGTCGTGGCCGCCAGGGCCGCGAGTTCGGCCGGCTGTAGGATCTGCCCGGCCGATGCGGGTTTTCCCCGGACGATGGCGGCCAGGCGCTCCAGGCGGGACGTAAGGCGGGCGGGCAGGCGCTGGACGAGCAGGTTCCATACGAACGCCGACTCCACGACGGCGACGGTCGCCAGGAGAAGGGCGATCAGCTGGAGGCGGTCGGTAGGAGGAAGCCGAACCTGGTCGACCCCTGCAAAGACCAGGTTCATGCCGCCATACAGCATGACGACCGATCCGCCGAACAGGACGCGGCAGAGCCAGCGGGGCGCCCGGGGCCATGCCGAGGAGCTCGGCGAAAGCAAGATGTGGCGCGCGGCCATCGCGAAACTTGCGACCATGGCGGCGAAGCCTGCGACGATCTCGAAAGTGTTCATTCGGTCTCCTCCGGGCTGATCTTCTTGAGGACCCTTCCGCTCATACGCTTAACGAGGTCAGGCGCAATAGGGTTGGCGATCATCCCGGCCGCTGTCGCCAGGGCGCGCATATCATGGTCGCCAGTGCGGGCGATGATCTCGGCGATGGCGGGAACGAAGGCGGCGGCCATGATCGGGCCGGTTAGGATCGCGACGACGAATGTCGCTGCGCAGAGGGTCCAGCCCGTGCCGTTCGTCTTGGCGCTGTAGATGCACGCTACAAGCTTCGGCGCCGCGTAGACGAAGGCGCCGAGAAATCCCCAGATCGCGACGCTCAAGATCTCGTCCACAAGCCGCCTCCGGTCCTGAATCGCCAACGCCCGCCGCTACCATAGCGACGGGCGTTGGTCTCGCCGTAGTTGATTTTCGGGCGTCATGATCGCGGGTCCGAAACGCTAGGTCTCCCGCACGATGAGCGAGGCGCATTGAATGCCCTTGGCGCTTCCGCCCAGGACAACGATCCCGGGATAGATCGGCAGGATCGAGGATCCAGAGCCGAGCGGGCCACCCGCGCCGGCGTTCCGATAGACGCCATACGCCCCGGAGACGGCGTTCGCTACGATCTTGAGAACGCCGACATAGTCGCCAGAGGCCGGGAAAAAGGACGGATCGGTGACGTCGGTGTCCACACCATTGACCCGGGTTCGAAGGATCAAGGTGCTCGGCGTGGTCGCGCTGCGCAGGACCATCAATTGATTGGCCGAACCCGACTTAAGCGACTGGTCCTGATCAAAGGCCATGACCAGGCCGACATTCCCGTCGTCCGGGATCGTGCCTCTAAATTCGACCTCCCAGCCGGCATAGGTCTTGGCCTCATAGTCGATAAAGCACCAGTCCCCCGTCTCGCCCATCTTGGAAGCGACGCCGCCGACGCAGGTCGCTCGATCGCCAGAGAACGGCGACGCCGTGGCGCGGTTCGGGGCCTTGAACTTGAGGCCTTCGAAAAACGCATCGGCGGCCGGCGAGGCGTCGTTCAAGATCGTCATGTAGCGGTAGCCGCGCGGCAGGCGCTGGCCGAGCACCTTGGACCGCTTGTTTCCGGTTCCTGGGCTTTTGATCGCCAGGTTCGGCACGCCAGACCCCGCGCCGGCGTAATAGATGGTCATGTCGCGGACGGTACCGCCCGCATTGTACGTCGTGACCTCCGGATAGACGTCCGCCTCGCAATAGACGCCGACGCCCAGCGTCTTGGTGGTCGCGATCGTGCGCAGGGCGCCGTCACGCGCGCCGGCGAACGTGAAGAGGACGCCGCCGTCGAGGCCGTTCGTGTACGGGGTGAGCTGTGAGCCGCCGGCGACGTGGGGAAGGGCCGCGCCGGCCTTGCTGCTGAACAGGGCGGCCAGGTGCCAACCGAGTTCGTTATAGCCGATGTCCGACAGGTGCACGCCATCGCTCCAGCGCGCCGCGCCCATCCAGGAAATTTGATCGTCCATGTCGACGTTGACGAGGCTGCGCTCAACCGCAACCTGCCGGTGAGCCTCGCGGTAGGGCTGGAGCGTGCGATCAGCGGCGACTTCCTGGATATGAGGCGGGATCAAGACGATCGGATATGAGCTGCGCGCCAGTTCCCGGGCGCACCAACGGGAGATGTAATCGCGGCTCTCCGAAATGCTCGACGTGGTCCCGCCGTAGCCGTTGGCGTCGTTGTATCCATACATCAGGATGGAGATGTTCGGAGCTACCTGGGCCAGGGCCCAGCGGCCGGCCTGAAGTCCAGCGCCGCCGGACGGGCCCCAAGTGTCGTAACCCTGTTTGGTGGTCTGTCCTGCCACGCCGAAGTTTTGGACCGTAACGGTCGCGATGCCGGAGAAGGCGTAGGCCAGGGCGGCCTGCAACCGGTCAGGCGGGCGGATCGTCGACGTCGCAAGGCCGCTGTTCACGACGCCACCGGCGCCACCCGCTCTATAGCCTTCGGTCAGGCTGTCGCCGTACCAGTGAACGAGCAGCGTTCCGCCGGCCAGGGCCGCCGCCAGGGCGTCGGAAAAGCCTTTCATGGCCGGCAGGCCGAAGGGCTGGAATTGCTGCTCGGCGACAGGCCCAAGCGCGCGGATCTCGGCCTTTGAGGGCTTGCGCGCGCCGGATGAGGCGTCGCCGTCGATGTTGAAGGCGCGCCAGGCGGATGCAATGGCGGTGGCGAAGTTTCCCATGAGTGCGTCTTTCCTGACTATCGCCGGTGCGGCCAAGTTGCGGGCGGGAATATGCCCCTTAAGCTAGAGGTCGTCACGTAACGGTTGCGCTGTCGGGGCCGACGGCGCCCGACCCGTTGCCGTTGGCGTTGAAGGCTTGGACCCAATAATAATAGGTCCCGGCCGCGACCGTGTCGGTGATCGTCATCACTTCGCCCGTTGCGCCGACGATGGGCGAGCCCAGCGGCGCGGCCGATCCGAACACGGCCGTCGTTCCGCGGTAGAGGATGAGGTGATCGAGGTTCGAGGTGGTCGGATTGCGCCACGACACGTCGGCATGTCCAACCGCCCCGACGGCGTCCAGGTCTGTCGGCTGGGCGGGCGCGACATTCTCCGTCGAGGTGTCGACCGTGAAGGTCGGCGACCACTCGGTGTAAGCCCCGGCGGCGTTCACGGCCGCGAGCTGAACCTCGATCATCGCATCGGCCGGAACAAAGCCGGTGACGATGTAGGACCCGCCGGTTATCGCGGTCTCCTCCTCCGGGCTTCCGGTCTCATAGCCCACGCCGCCGGCACGGCGCCAGCGCGCGGCATAGAGCAGATCGGCGGTAACGGCCTGGTCGCTGTTGACCTGCAGTCGCACGCCGATCGTCCCCACGCCGACCACGGCAAAGAACGGCACGACGTCCAGGATCGTCGGAACGGCCGCATAGATGGGCGCGAGCCTCGTCGTCTGGTCGACTCCGTCGCCCTCCTCGGCGGCCGGATTCCATGCATCAATCAGCGGGTCGGCGCGGGCGAAGGTGAACGTGATGGTGCGGGCCGATAGATCGAGTTCAGATTTCGAGATCTCGACCACCAGGTCGCGCAACGTGGGGACGTCATCGGGGAGGGCGATTCGAAGGTAGCGTTTCCCGCGCTGTGTCATGCCGCCCAGGTCAGTCGTGATGGTCCCCGACGCGGTGGCGTTGAGCGTCGACATGCGGCGCTTTGTGAGCCGGCGGCATTGGCCGTTCGACTGAACCCAGATCAAGGCGAGCTCGGCCGACTTCACTTCGCCGCGCTGCGCAATGTCCGTCTCGTCGCGCCAGGGGTCCGTTTCGACCTGGTTATAATCATGGTCTGGCGAGACGAAGGTCGGGACCAGTTCGTTAACCGCGTCCTCGTCGTTTGAAAACCGGCGCAGGGTATAGCCGACGGCCGAGGTGATTACGTCGTCAGGGCCGGGCTCGTAATACTTGCCGGCGAAGATAGGGACGGCGCCGGAGCCGTCGACGCTGATCCAACCATCGAACGTGTCCAGATAGTTGCGGATGATCGACGACGGCGAGGAGTTCCACGTCCAGGCCCCACCCATACGATAGCGCGGTTCCGTGCCGCCCGCCTTGAGCGGAACGGCCTCGTCGCAGACGGTGGCCGCCGCCTTCCAGAGATCAATGACCGGCAGGAAGCGGCGGGCGAAATTGAGGCGCGGGCCGCCCTCCGCAAGGCACAGGTACCAGAGCAGGCCCAGCACCGGGTTCCGGCCCTGATCGTTGGGGGTGTAAGCCCAGGTCGATTGATCGTCCGGGTCCTGGGCGGGATCTCGAGGGTCATAGTTGACCGCCATGTCCCATTCAGCCGACGGGACGGGCAGGCCGTTGGGGAAGTCTTCCGGCTGATACTTGAGATCGGAGTGATTGCAGATCAGGGCGAGCGAGGCGATCCCGTCGCCGCGGTGATCGTTGGTCCAGATCGTCGGGAGCGCGGCGACGACAGGCGCATAGGCGGTTTCGGTCGCCTCGCCCTTGCGGGTCAAAATCTGCACGTGGTTTGGCGTGTAGCGCTTGCCGCTAAAGCCGATCACCCATCCGGCGCCGTCGATAAAGGCCTCGTCGTCATGCAGCCAGAACCGGCCCGTTGAGCCCTCGGTGAGCCCATCGTGCACGGCCCCGACGTCATAGGAGAAATTCTCGGCGGCCTCGAAAAGCATATACGAAATGCCCAGGCGGGCGCGGCCGCTTCCCGAGACTCTCACCGGGCGAGGCTGTTTCTTGCTGGCCTGGATCTGGGCCGGAGACGGGGCGTCCGGGGCGAGGGCCTGGCTCACAGCCGTCGCGGCCACAGCGGCGGCGACGTAGACGGCGGTATAGGCCGCCAGGGCCGCGATACTCTGGACGGCGGCAATAGCGCCAGCGTTGGCCGCCGCCGTGGCGGCGGCCGCTCCTGCGGCTTGCGCGGCGGCGGCGATGGCGGCGGGCATTAAAGAACCTCCCAGGCGGCGACGGTGGCGAACTTCGCGACCGTTATGCCTTGGTCTGATAGAACCGCCCACCCCGACGCCAGGCGAACGGCGCCCATGAGGGCCAGGGTATCGGCGGCGGGGCCCCAAACCATCCCAACGGCGCCGACAGGCGGTGCGGCGGGATCAGCCGGGGCGCAGCCGGCGGCCTCGCAGCCGGCGGCCATGAGCGCCTGTTGGCCGCCGGCTTCGATGATCAGCCGGGCCGCGCCGGCCGGGCAGTCGTACCGACCGCGCCAGGGGGCGGCGGGATCAACGCCGCGGGCGGCAAGGATCCAGTTGGCCGGCATCATGAGGCAATCGTTCACGCCATAGACGAGGCCCAGGTCTGCGGCGGCCTCGACGAAGGCGCCCGGATCTAGCCGCGGGGCCATGGCTTGCGCGAGTCAGAGGTGAGAAGCGTTGTGCGTTCGCAAAACCGATCATCCGGCGAGCGGCGGCGCTGGTCTGGGGAGACCCAATATCCGAGGTTGGCGTTCTGCCGAAACGTGAACAGAGAGCCGACCGAAAGACTGACCTGGCGCTGGGTCTTGAACCCCTCGCTCGTGAACGTGATTTGCGTGGAGTCGGCCCGGCCGTTCCATGGCCAGGATATTTCCGTCTCCTGCTCGTTGGCGTCGAAGCCTATGAGGCCGATAAAGCATTCGGACGAGCGCACGAGGGCGGCCTCTTCGTCCGCCAATTCCACGACGCGGCTCGTGATCGCAGCTCCGGAGAGGCCAAATTCAACCCGTTCGGCCACGCCATTGACCAGGGCCGAGATAACCGGAAGGTCGACCATCTGGCCGCCGCCCAGGTACCGCCCGCCTTCGACGTCGACCGCATCGGGAGCGATCTCGAGCCAGCCGTTCCCGCCCCATATTTTGACGGCCGGATCGGTTAGGATGAGGAACAGGGGCGAGACCCGGACGATCTCGGCGCTCCATCTAATTGGCATAGTCGAAGCTCTCCATGAACGCGGCCGAGCCCTTGGCGTACCGGTGGCGCGTGACGGCCGGCGCGAAGCTGGAGGCGTCGATCTGGCGAACCACGCAACGCGGCTGCTCGGTTTCCAGGAAAGTCCCTGCGGCGATCGCCTCGCGCAACGGCGGCCGGAAGGTGATCACGGCGCCATCGCGCGCGCCGACGCGGTAGAGCCGCCACCCGGCCGTCGGGTGCTCGATCGAAAAATGCTCGCCGGGAGCGATCAGCGAGTCGGAATTGACCGACATAGAGGTCGCGCGCAGCGCCGCGGCGCCGGCATAGATCGGCGAGGTCGACTCCTGCGAATAGCCCGTGTCGTCGTCGAAAAGCGTGTCGTCGTCATGGGGAACGTTGTCGACGATGACATAGGGCCAGCCGGTCGACTGCCGGCGATCGCAGAGTTTGAGGATCACTTCGGTCGCGCCGCCGTCGAGCAAGGCCTCATAGGCCCGCCAGAGTTTCAGGCTTTGGACCTGGTTTAGGTTGCTGTCGCCCATTTCGAAAAGCCAGCGGCCGCCTCCGTCGGTCTTGACCGTCTGGACGGTGTTGCTCGTCGACTGGCCGCCGGTCAGGGCGACGCCGTCCAGGCGCGGACGCCAGGTCTGGAATGAGAACGAGGGAAATTCCAGCATGTCAGGTTCCCAATTTCGCGTAGCTGATTTGGCGGCCAGGCGCGGCTTTGTTGGCGGCGCGCAGGGCCCGCGCCGTACCCTCGGCCGCCGCCTGGTGCGCGATCGCGTAGATCGTCGCGTCGCCGTTGGCCCCGGTGAGGTCAATGGTCTGTTTGAAATTCAGCGTCTGGGCAAAGTTTTGGCGCATCGTCGGTTGCCGCTGCATCATGGCTGCGGTCTGCGCGACGGTGTTGACCCTCGAGCCCTTCGGAAGCTGGATCGTCTCGTTTTTGTGGACGTAGGCCAGGCCGCCCGGGGCGTAGTTGGTCCCGGTCGCAAAGCCGGGAATTCCCAGGGCCGTTCCGATGCCGGAGAGCTTGCGGCCGCCGCCCGTGAACGCATCGGTCAAGACCTTGGCCAGGCCGTCCAGGGCGGCGTTGCTGAGCGAGTCCGCCAGGAACTGCGCGAACCCTTTCACGCCGTCTTGCTTGACCGCGTCCAGGGCGCTGCGGATGCCGTTATACGTCGCATCATAGTTGGCCTGTTGCAGGCCGGTGAGATAGCTGTCCGTCGCCTTCAAGACCTCGCCCCGGCGCTCCAGGCCCTGGCCGATACCCTCGTCGACGGTCTTGGCGAACAGGTCCCGAATATCCTCCGCCGAGGACGTGACGGCGTCGACGGATTCGGTAACGCCGCCAGCGGTCAGGCGCGCCAGGCGGCCGGCGTCGATCTTTGACGCGAAGCGGCCCTCTTTCGCCGCGTCGGCTTTGTCTTTGGCGTCTCCGGTCAGGGCCTTGACCTTGCCGACCTTGGCGGGATCCAGGAGCGCCGGCGCACGGGCGTTGAGGATGGCGTCGGAATTGAGGATCGAGCGCACGGCCGCGTCATAGGCGTCCGAAGCCGCCTTGACGTTGTTCTGGGCCTGTTTGGTTTGCAGCTCGTTTAGGCGCAGCTCGCCCGCCGACGTCGGCGCCGATCCCTCGCCCATATAGGGGGAGATCGTGTTGCGAACCCGCGTCGCTTCGGCTTGGAGAAGGGCGATCGAGGCTTTCGCGCTCTGGAGTTTGGCCTTGGCGCCGTCACGAACCTGGATCGCCTCCTCACGGGCGGCGGCGGCGGCGTCGCGGGCGCTGGTCGCCTGCTTTCCGGTGGCGGTGGCGGCCGCGAGAGCGGCGTCCTCATAGGCCCGTAGCGCGCCCGCGCCGCTCTTGGCCATGTTTGCATATTCGGCCGTCGCTTGCGTCGCCTGGCGCTCGAGGGCGATGAGTCCGGCGATCGAGGCCGTTATCGCCAAGATGGCCACGCCGACAGGGCCGCCAAAGGCCGACAGGAGCGCCCCGCCCAGGCCGCGGGCCGCCGTGGTCGCAACGCCCATCGCTACCGCTTGGCTGCTGATCGCGGCGGTCTGGCTGGCGGCCGTGAGCGTGCCGCGAAGGCCGGCCGCCGCAAGCTGGGCGTTCGCAGCGGCGGCGGCCTCGGTGGCCAGCGTGGTTCGCACCAGAGCAGCCGTGCGCGCCGTCTCGGTGGCAACGAAGACGGCGCCGGCCGCCGCATAGCGAACGCCGATCAAGCCGACGATGACGACGAGGGCCGGGATGACGGTTTCGAGATTGTTCGCAAAGGCCACCAGGCCTTGAGAAATCCGCTCCGTAACCGACAGGCTGGAGTCCGTCTCGCCGATGTACTTCCCCAGGGCATTGTTAACGACTTGGAAGCTCGCGGCGATCGTGAAATTCGACTTGGTCGCCCGGGCCTCGAGCCCCGCGCTCGCCTTCAAGATCAGTTCCGCGAACTCGCGGCTCGTCACGTTGCCGGCCTTGACGTCCTTTGTCAGGGCCGCCACCGATCCCTTGTATTTGTCCGAAGCGCTGGCCACGCCCTGGAGGAGGGGCCGCAAGCCGTCGATCAGGCTGTTATATTCCTCCGCCTGGACCTTGGACCCGCCCAGCACCTGCGACAGCTGGAGGAGCGCGCCGGAGGCCGCCTCGGTGCTTCCGCCCTGGATCTTGAGGGCGGCGCCGACGGCGTTCGTCAGTTGCAGCTGCTGGGCGGTGCCGAGATTCAGTTCCTTGGCGGCCGAGGCGTTGCGGCCATAGAGCGTGCCCAGGGCCTCCAGCTCGACCCCGTATTTCTGCGCCGTCGAGAACAGGCGCTCTTGCACGTCCGACAGGTTGGCGCTCTCCAGGCCGGCGGTCTTGAGCTGATTCGTAAACCGGGTGTAACCGTCGGCGAAGTTGGCGATCTCGACCGCACCGAACGCCGCGCCGATGGACGCCGCCGAACCGAGCAGGGCCGACTTTAGGCCGTTGGACGACTGCAGGGCCGAGGAGGCGGCGCGCTCATAGGAGCGAGCGACGGACTTGGACATGTCGTCGGCCGACCGCGAGATCGAACTATTCGACTTGCGAAAGCCGTTCTCCAGCTGCGCCCGGCCCTTCACGGCGATTCCGTTGGCCTTGTCCAAGTCCTTTTTCAGGCGGTTGTAGTTGGCCGACAGCTCGGCGACGAGAAGGGCCGTGTCTTTTTCCGTCGCCATAGCCGCCGCTCTCCGTCATTCGCCAAGCCGCCGAATTTGGTCGTCGAACTCGTCCTCGCTGGGCGGCTCTACCTTGGCCTCGGTGTTGTCGTCATACCAGCCTTCGGCCAGCATGCCGAACTCCCAAAAGCTCATGGCGCGAACCTGGTCGGGCGTGAAGCCTAGGCGTCCGCCTTGCTTGTAGAGGGGTCCGAAGGCGATTTTTTGCCGGGGGAGCTCGTCGCCGCCTTCGCCCCCAGCCCTTTTTTTAGCGGTTCCTCCTCGATCCCCATGATCAGAGCCAGCATTACGGCCTGGGCGATCGGGACGCTTTCAGCCAGCGGACGGCCGGTCACATAGCGGTCAATGAGGAAGACGACGCGGCCGGCCGGCGTTCCGCCGCCCTCCAGGCCATAGCGTATCGGCGCCACCACGTCATTGATGCGCCAACGGTTCGTTGACAGGCGGTCCAGGACTTCCGGCGGGCCGGCGTCGCATGTCTCCTGGATAGCCTCGGCGCCGCCGATGCCGGGCCGGAACAAATAGGTCCCGTCGCCGAGGAAGAGTTCGACCTCTTGCTTTCGATTGGGGATCGGCTTGCGCGCGGCGACCGGAGTCGCCGCGCCTTTGTTGCCCTTGGCCATGGGTTAGGCGTTGTCCGCCGCGACGACCGGGCCGCTCGAGGCGAACGTCGCGTCGAACGTCATCGAGCCCTGTTCGGGGCCCGTATAGGTCAGGTTCGTCATGATGTAGGCGCCGGTATAGGTGCGGCCGCCGGGCATGTCGATCTTGACCTTGATGTTGCGCGGGTTCGGGTCGTCGAAGAGCTCGTCGAGGAATTCGACGTCGCCCAGCTTGATGCGGCCCGACCCGGTGATGTTGGCCGAATAGCTGTCCGTCGTGCGGGTCAGCCAGCCG